TGCGGCCAAGAAGATTTCATAGTAAAACGTCTAAACCCTTTGATACCACTGTGTTTAGGTCCTATTAAATTTTCTCAGTATCGCTTTTAGTATCGCTCTTGTGAGGGGCCAAGTTTACATAGCTTAAAATAATTAGATTCAAAACACAAAAATTCCCGTACCAGTCAACAAAGACCAGTGCGGGAATCTAGTGTTTATTCGAATGTGCCAAGCGCCCGACCGGTGGCAAGTTCTCGGCAAGCAACATAATAAATTAGCTTGCTGTTGTATCGATAAGCGATATAGATGTAGCCGGCTTGCGGATTACTTACATAGCCAAAATACTTAACAGATTCACCTTTGTAGTAATACTTACCAGTTGATTCTAGGCCAGGATATTTGAAAATACTAAGTTTTTGGTTTGGTCTAAACGTCCCAACTTCATTGGTTATTGTCCACACACCATCTTTGGTTGTTGCCTTTTGAACAATCGATTTGTTTGTGACCATTTTAGTAGCCTTAGCGTACTTATCCCAAGCCGATTTGTCTCCATAGAATACATCGAAATCAAGATCACCTGACCAACCAGGTAACCGTCCAGTACTAGTATATTGGAACATTACCGCTGTCTTCCAGTTCTTCAAGCTACCATATAAGTCTCGTGGTTGATAGCCATTCACAACGTTGTAGTTGTTATACTGAGCAATCCATAACCCATAGTTGGCCTTGACCACGGATGACCAATCTAATGAGTTCTCACAACTAATCCCCGTATAAAGCACTGGTCGGACACCAGTTTGTTGATAAACGTAATCTAACCATTGCTTCGCTAAGCCGACGCCTGTTTGGTTCTGAATGGTTGAACCTGTCGTGTTTTCAAAATCAAGAACCAGCATTGCTTTACCAATATATGGCTTAACAACCGTTAAGAAATAATCAGCCTGCTGCTTAATATCCGAGTCGTTTCGAATAAAGTGGTACACGCCTAGCTTCTTGCCTGCTGACAAAGTCTGCTTTGCGTGTCCATTAAATTCTGGATTAGTATAATCAATACCCTCGGTTGATTTCACCAACACAAAGTCGCCTGCAGCTTCGCCTACATTCATACCAGCCTGATAACTGGCTACATCAAATCCATTTAAGCTCATTATTTTGCACCTCCATTAAACATGGTGGCAAGCGATTTAGCTAGCTCATTACCACCGACGCTGACGGCACCAGCAATTACACCATCAACCAAACCAGCTACCCATTTGATATCGCCATTGGCAATGCCAATAAAAATACCAATCACTGCACCAACGCCGAGGGCAATAATTGGTAAATATTTGTTGCTGAATTGAGTTTGTTTAATCGCCCAAACAACTAAATATGTTACTACGGCGATTGCCGCAATCGTGGTACCGTTAATAAATTGAATTAATTCCATCATTATTTATCACGCTTTCTATAATAGTCAATTATTTCTTGCTTCTCATTATTTTCCCTTTTTAAAGCCTCATTTTCCTTTTTTAACTTGGTTTCAGAATCGCTGCTAGCGGCCTTGTTACTGTTCCACATCGTTAAGACCGCAACGAAAATTGAACCCGCTGTGGTAATTAAGGCCACGATAACAGCATCGCTCACCCCTAATCATCCCCAATTACAATTTCAAAAATGGTTGATCCTAAAACAAACATGGCATACATACTTTCAAAACTTACATAACGTTGCATTTCAAAATCATGAACGCTAAACGCTATCATGAAAAATAACCAGACAAAAGTAAGTGATCCAGTCATTAATGGCTTGTAATAATGTGTACGCAAGTTCCACAAAGAATACACCAGAGCGAGCGTTCCAACCACCGCCAGCATAAAAATCATAGGTGGATCATCCAACACATCAAGCAACGTTGGCTGTGGTGGCTCAAATGCAAAGGTATTATGCTTAATAATAAAGTAAATTCCTAAGCCATATGTTTCCATCGCTTTCCAGAACCAAAATCTATTTTTTGCTAAATGTTTTAGCATAACATCACGCTTTCGTTGATGATGTCGGAAATTCTTGAGTAAGAATAGTTTTAACTGCAGATTTTACATCTTCATAACCGATTGATCCGATAGTTTTATCTTTGAAATCAGACTGGTCGAAAGTTGAGCTTAATGAAATATAGTTGCCGTTATTGCTTATGTCCGAGTACGCCGTCAGACGAACAGGCGCATCGTTCTGGACGAAGAACTGGTAGTTTGAGTAGGCTAAAGTTGGCATCAATTTTGGTAACTTCTTAATAGCTAAAGCGGATAGTTGTTTCTTGGAAAGGTCATCAAACGTTGTTCCAGCTTCTAAATCATCAGCCACAATTGTCAAATTTGCGCTAAATTCTAGTTTGTCGGTCTTACCATGAAGGCCAACTACCACGCTGTCAGTATTTCCGGTTGATGTTTCCATTTGATATTGGATACTTTGATTAATAATTTGCATATTATTGTTCCTCCTTAGAATCTTTTGCAAACGCCTGTTCTAATTGGTCATAAACTCGCTCGTACACAATCGCATCTTCCTTATCCAGTTCATAAGGATAGTCGTCCAATGACGCCTTCAGTCCTTTGAATCGAGCAGAGTACTCACTGAAATCAATATTTGCAAGGTCGTCTGATAACTCGTTCATTTCAGAGTTAAGATCAGCCTCAGGACCTTTTCCAAGTTTCGAAGGATCCTTTTCGTCAGCTAGTTCTGGTTTTGGAATTAATTTTTCACTACCATCGTCTAGTGTCTTTAAATTACCCTCTTTATCAGCTTCAAAGTATTTTTGCTGAATTTCTACTCGATCAGCAACGTATTCTTCTTGCTTACTGGCAAGTTTACGAATAAGAGCACTACGTCCTAAGCTTGCCTTACCTTTTAATTTGAATTGCCCCAGTGTGTTAGCAATGCCTGCAAGTTCACGATTCTTAAAACTAATAGTTGTTTTCATAATAAATTACTCCTTCTTTACAAATGATAAGTTGTATAAACTGCAATGGTGCCGTTTGAACGTATTTTTGTAGGGACGATTAATTTTTGACCATTAAGTGCTCCTAGCACCTTAGAGGCATTATTAATGCCACCATTTCTAACTAAATAGGTTTCGTGGCTTCCGAATAACCATCCAGCTTTTAGATTGCTTGACCCAAAGAATGGGTATTTGATTCCATTCATACCAATCCATGCAAACTTCATTAGTTGGTATGCATCTTTAACGTCGATGCCACCACCGTCAAATCTTAAATTTTTGTGTAACATAACATTGTCATTGAACCAGAATCCACCCCATGGCATACCAAAGTCACGGGCTGAACTATTACGGGTCCAGCCAAATTTTATACCATAGTTACCATTCGGATCACCTTCATTTTGGGCACCCCAGGACATGAACTTACCATCAGAGTTAAGGTCAAAGTCCAGGCCCCAGTCGTTGGGATGTTGAACCGAATTGTTAGTGTGAATTTTACCAATAGCCTTACCGCTTCTATCCGTAGTGTACAATCCATCAGTACCAATCTTAAGTGTCTGCAAGGTTGAGTTCATCGCAATAAGCATCGACCCTGCTATCAATTTATCAGCAGTAATGGAGTGAGCAACGATATTTGAGCCATTAAGGTTATACACATTGATCTTAGCAGCGTTAATAGAGCCAGCGGTTAGCTTGTTAGCACTTAAGTTAGCAATCATGGCGTCCTTAATAACTGCGTTATCAATATAGGTATCAGCTGTGATACGCAATTTGTTACCATATATTGAAGTTCCTTCAGGAGAAACGTTAATTGCATTAATAACCCCGTCTTTGGAAACCTTAAAATTGATATTGTCGGAAGTTACCTGGATCTCACCACTTGATACTCTTGTATACGGCGTGGCTATACTTCCTCGCTCTAATTTAAATTCTGCGAAATATGCGCCAGCGCTATGACCATTGGTAGAACCTTGATTATCTAATCGAACATACGCCTGCGTCTCAGTCGGTCCTGTTTTGAAAGTAGCCGTGTACTTGTTTATCCCACTAGGAGACATTTTAAGATTTTCAAATACTGCGTGGACAAAGTCATAGTCTTTGGTTGAAGTATAACTCCTACCAAGTACATACACAGTAGTTCCAGCTACGTTACTCGACGCAAATCCCCAGAAACTAAAGGTGTAAGTCGTATTAGGGATGAGTGTAAACTTTGACGACCCTGCAGGGGCTGTATTATTTTGACTGGTGGCTAAGTACAAAGTTGCATCCACCGCATTATGATAGAAGTTGTGATGAGCCAAGCTCAAAGTCTTATCTGAAGCGCCCCATGCAAATAGGTTCCACCCAGTTGTATCTGACCAGTACCCTGAATATGGGAGAATGTTATCATTAGTAACATCACCTTTAGTCACCCTAGCGAGTATGGCATTATCAATCTGAGTCATTTTTGACTGATAAGTGTTGTTGTCAACCTTTCCACGTACGGTTGTTTGAATGGAATCCACAGTTTGAGAGATGCTAGAAACAGCTGTGACTGTCGCATTGTCTAACGGACTAGGACACCAATCAGTAGCCACACTACCTTTTTCCAACTTAAACCCATAGACGTAAGCTTCTACTGTATTTTGATCAGTGTTCCGAGGTGAATAGTCTTGCCTAAGCAAGAAATTCTTACCTCCCGATAGGTTGGAAACAGTAGTGAAAGTTACGGTATATAACTTATAATCGCTTGTAAGTTTTATTAAAGTAAAAGTATCTGTATGCTCACCCTCTGATACACCTGGGTAGCAATAGAAGATAAATGTTCCTGTACCCTTAGCATAGAAACTAGCAGTATATGTTGTAGAAGGTTGCAACAATCTGTCATTAAGTTGTTGGTTGGCAATGTCATTAGCTGATGAAGTTAGTGTGGTCTTAGGATAATGCAACACGGCCGGGTTTTGACTAGTATCTACAGTACCCCCTAAAGACCAGTTAGCACTTAGATCACCAGTATTCGTTAACAGATTAGTTCCCACAGCACTATCTGTCACCTGTTGCTGAACTGTCAGTAAAGTGCTATTGAATGTTGTAGCACTCGCTTGCAATTGACTAATATTATGCTTATTAGTGTCATTGTCGGTGTTCAAAGAATCAAAGCTAGCAGATAAAGAATTAGCAGATGCTTGAAGTGTACTAATATCAGTAGATTGCTTTCCGAGAGTGTCATTGACAGTTGTAAATTGACTTTTAAACCCACTGGAATCAGCCTTTAATTCATTAATACTAGTATCATGCCCATCAACCGTCGTTTTAACACTTGACAGAGTAGCATTAAGGCTATCGGATGTTAGTTTAATTTTATTCTGGGTCCACGTCTGGGTAGCATATCCATTAAGGTCTTTTTGCTCAATTTTCTTGGAAATATCAAGTTTCATACCGTCAACAGTTTGTGAAAGTTTGGATAAAGCAGTAACCGAGGCATTATCAGCTGGATTAGGGGACCAATCAGTTGCTACACTGCCTTTTTCTAACTTAACTCTTGCGTTTTCATCTCCATAAGTGCTGAAGCTAACTCTCACATACTTCGCATTTTCAGGCATTACCAATTTCAATTTCTGAAAGGCAGTGGAATTGGATGTAGCTGTGCTCCCCCAATCAACTTGTCTGCTAATAAAGGTTTTATTGCCATCATATATGCCTATACCAAACCAAGGGTATTGCCCAATAATCAAATGGATCTTTTCTTGCATACAATAAGCTTTATTTGGTTCTACCTCGATGAAATCTGT